CAGTTGACAGCGAGCTGAGCTTTGCGATGGCTTTCGGGGGGACGGTGCGGAAAGGGACGTGCAAACTTGCCGGGACTGCGCCGGACTACAAGCCAACGTTTATAGAATCCGCAGGCAATGAAGCAGCAGCAGAATAGGGGGCAAAAATGGATACAATGATATACAATGGCAAGGAGTACCAGCTTGCGAAAAACACGATGAAAATCGCGCGCCTCATAGACAAAGCGGAAAAATCCGCCAGCATTGCGGAGGCATATGGAAACGAGCTGGAATTTGTGAAAGCGGCGGCCGGGGAGGGCGTGGCCAAGGAAATTTTTGGCACGCTGAGCATTGAAGAAATTGACCTGACGGAACTCGTGCTCGTGTACAATGCCGCCACGGCGGGCTACGAGGCAAGGATCGAGGCGGCCAGGAAGGAACGCGAGCTGGAACAGGTTGACACGCCGGCAGTCAAGGCAATCCGGGGCGTGGCGGACGACGTCAGGGCCATCACAGCAAAAACCGCAGGCAGATAATGGACTTGCGGGGCAGGAGCCTTCCGGACGCCATTGAGGCAGGCGGGAAGGTTTTTTTGATTGAGACGGATTTCCGCGCGTGGCTCGGTTACCCGGAATGCCTCAAAGCAGGGGACGGGTACGCCGCGCTCTTTGCGGGCAGCGTGCCGCTCCCCTCGCAGGACGTCATTGATGCGCTTGACCTTTTTTATATGCCGCCGTCGGAGATCCCGAGGGGCGGGCCGGGGCAGGAGCCCCTGGCCGACTGGGGCATTGATGCGGACTACATTTATGCGGCATTCCTCCAGGCCTACGGGATTGACCTCCTGGAAGCCGACATGCACTGGCACAAGTTCCTTGCCCTGTTCCGTGCGCTGCCTGGGGACACGCAAATGTGCAGGATCATGGAGTGCAGGGCATACGACGGGAACGACAAGGAACAGGGCAGGCTGAAGCAGGCGTGGGCGCTGCCAGTGCGCCTTACGGAAGAAGAGCGGCAGGCAGTTGATGAATTTAACGAATTGTTTGGGTGATTAAATGAGTGATGGAAGGTTAGAGTTTGACACGAAGCTGGACAGCAGCGGGCTGAAAGCGGGGCTCGCAAGGCTGGGCAAGGATGCGAACGACGTGATGAAAACGACAGGCTCGGCATTTGAAAAAACGGGCGGGAAGCTTACGAAGTACATCACGAAGCCCGCCATTGCGGCCGGGACTGCCCTTGCAGGGCTTGCGTTGGTCAAGGGGTTCAACAGGCTGAAAAACATCGACACGGCAAGGGCGCAGCTTGAAGGGCTGGGGCATACGGCAGGAGAAGTGGAAGGGATCATGGACTCGGCGATGAAGGCCGTGAAGGGGACCGCCTATGGCTTTGACGAGGCGGCAACCGCTGCGGCGTCCGCCGTGTCCTCCGGGATTGCGCCCGGGAAGGAGCTGACGCGCTACCTCGGCCTCGTCGGGGACGCGGCGGCGCAGTCCAGGCTGTCATTCACAGACATGGGGTCAATTTTTAACAAGGTCATGGCATCCGGGAAGATTTCCATGGAGGAGGTCAACCAGCTCGCGGACCAGGGCATCCCGATCTACAAGATGCTGTCCGAACAGCTCGGGGTGACGCAGGCGGACGTCCGTGACATGGTGTCCGCCGGGAAGGTGGATTCCGAAACATTCCTCAAAGCGATCGAAACCAACATTGGCGGCGCCGCAAAGGTCATGGGCGAGAAGTCGTTTGTTGGGGCGGTTGCCAACATCGGCGCGTCACTCGGGCGGATCGGCGCGAATTTCCTTGACGCAGGGGGGAAGGGCGGCGGGTTCTTCTCGCAGCTCAAGCCCCTGATGGCGGATTTCATGGAAACGCTCGGGCGCATCGAGGAAAAGTCCGCAGAATGGGGCGAGGCGTTCGGCAAAACATTTTCCAGGGCCGTAAAAATAATATCGGAAATGCCCGGCGGGCTCAGGGCGGCGGCCCTGCTCATGCCCCTGCTTGCGGGGCCTTCCCTCAAATTTGCGGGCGGCATGATAAAAAGCGTTGCCGCCCTCAATCAATTTAAGGCTGCGTCAAGCGGCGCATCTATCGTGGTGGGCGTGCTGGGCGGAGAGCTTAAAGCGTCACAGGCAATCCTGGGGACACTCGGCAATAAGACTGTATCGGCGGGCAAAAAAATGAAAGGCGCGCTTGCATCTGTTAAAAATGCCGCGCTTGAACAACTGCAAGCATATCGGCAGGCCGACGCAAGGCTGCAAACAGTAAATGCGCTGTATGGCAAAAACGCAGCAAGCATATACAGGGCATCCAACGCGACAATGGGAAACACCGCCGCCAACCTGAAGAACAGGGCGAGCCTGCCCGTGTCATCGCTTGTGAAGCATGCGGCGGCCCTTGCAAGGGACACGGCATCCACGGTACTGAATACCGCCGCCAAGGCGAAAAACAGGGCGGGGATGTCCATATCCGCGCTCGCAAAACATACGGGGGCGCTCATCAGGAATGCGGCAGCCACGGCATCAGGCACCGCCGCCTCCCTGCTCCATGCGGCAGCAACGTCCAAAGCAGCATATGCGGCATCGGGCGCAGCGGCAAGGCTGCTTGCCCTTGCGGCGGCGCACAGGGCGGCCATGGTGGCTGCCCTCGGGCTTGCGGCGCCGGTCATAGCCATAGCGGCGTACATGGCGAAAACGGGCGCATCTGCGGAAGAGACGGCGGCAAGGATAACGGCGTTTTCGGACAGGCTTGCGGCGGGCATAACCGCATTTGCGGAAGGGTTCCCGGCAATGGTTGATTCCGCTGTTGCGGGGATCACGGGAGTGGTAAACGCGCTCGTGGGGGCATTGCCGACGCTGATTCCCCTTATCATCGGGGCGGGTTTACAGTTATTCATGGGGCTGGTTGACGCACTGATTCAGGTAATGGAGCCGCTTGTAAGCGTATTGCCGACAATAATTGATGCGGTAACGTCAGTGCTGCCGACGCTGATTCCCCTTATTATCGGGGCAGGGATTCAGCTATTTATGGGGCTTGTCAATTCCCTTGCCCAGATTATCCCGCTATTAGTCGGGGCTTTGCCGCAGATTATAAGCGCGGTAGTCGCGGCACTGCCGACGCTGATTCCCGCCCTTGTCAATGCTGGGGTTATGCTGTTCATGGGGCTTGTGGAGGCAATCCCGCAGGTCATCCCGCCGCTCATTGCAGCGATCCCGCAGATCATAAGCGCGATAGTGGGTGCCATAGGGGTGCTTGTGCCGGCAATCATTGAAGCGGGGATCACGCTCCTGATGGCGCTGGTTGAAGCAATCCCGCAGGTCATCCCGCCCCTGGTTGCGGCCATCCCGCAGATCATAAGCGCAATCGTTGATTCCATAGGGGTGCTCGTCCCGGCAATCATTGAGGCGGGGATCACGCTCCTGATGGCGCTGATCGATGCCATCCCGCAGGTCATCCCGCCCCTGGTTGCGGCCATCCCGCAGATCATATATGCAATCGTGTCAGCCCTGCTGTCCGCGCTGCCGCAGATATTTTCAGTGGGTGTGCAGCTGCTCAAAAAACTGTGGGGCGGCATATCGAGCTGGGCGGGCAGCCTGAAAAGCAACGTGCTTTCCCTTGCAAGGAGTCTTCCGGGGAAAATCAGTGACGGGATCGGCTCGCTGCTGTCAATCGGCGGCGACTGGATCAAGGGACTCTGGAACGGCATCGGGGCAAAAAAGGACTGGCTGTGCAAAAAAATCAAGGGGCTGGCCAGCGACGCAAAGAATGCGATCAAGGATTTCTTCGGCATCAATTCCCCGTCCACCGTCATGCGGGACGAGGTCGGGCGCTACATATCAGAAGGCATTGCAGTCGGGATTGAAGGGCAGACGCCGGAGCTTGTCGCAGCGGCGCAGCTCCAGGCAGGCAAGTTGAAAAGCGCATATTCCAGTGCATTGGATGGCGGCATATCAGAAAAAGTGGGTGCGCGGTTTGTAAAGCAGCAGGCTGGCGCTTGTGCGGGAGGGACAAACACAACGAGCGTTGAGCAGACAATCAATTTCTACAGCGAGCAAAAATCGCCGATTGCGATCGGAAGGATTCTAAAAACGCAGGCGATGTACGGATTGGCAGGTATATAAAATGGCGGAAAGAAGCGTAAGGGTAAGGTCCGTCAGGAGCGACGGGCAGGTATTTGAGTATGAAGGCGACGACTGGCGGATAATGTCGCTTGAGGGCGTGGATTTCCCAAAGTTTGAAATAACCCAAAAAAACAGGGGGTACGGCAACGGCTCCATCATTACCGGGAAGAGAAAAGAAGCGCGTGACATTGACCTCGTGGTGCGGGAAAGTAACCGGAAAAATAATATTGCTGACAGGCTTGTTGCCATCGGGTTCCACAACAGCAATTATGAGTTCGATTTGTATTTCACGTATATGGGAACGACGAGGATTGCGCGGGGCTGCCAGCTCCAGGGCGCCAAATGCCCGTCGGGGAATGTGCATGATGCGCTGGTGCTTACGGTGTCGTACCTGCACCCGGAATCCGACCTTCTGGGCGAGAACAGCGAATCGGCCAGTTTCACGGCAGTTGACCCGGTGTGGCACGTCACGAGGGCTTACCCGCCCGGCGGGGGGAAGCTGCCATACGGCGTGGTCAGCCATGCGACAAAGAAAGTTGTCAATTACCTGGGGTCAGAGGACACTTACGTCAAAATAACGGTTGAGGCAACCGGGCTCGTGCAGGGCGTGACGGTCGGGATCGGGAAAGTGTCGGTCACTGTCAATGCCACGCTTGCATCGGGGGACATCCTTGAGGTTGACAGCGAAAAAAAGACCGTGGCGGTGAATGGGGCGGACGTCCCGCCGGCAAATTATGACGGGGAGTTTTTGCCAGGGCTGGTTTTGGCATACGGTGATAACGTCGTGACGGTCAGGGACGCGGCAGACGAAGGCAACACTGCATTCAATGCGGAAGTGGCATTCACGGGAAGGTACGGTGGGCTGTAATGTTAATGGCAATCAGCTACACGGGCGAACTTTTGGGGAACATTGACTTCATTGAGGCATCATGGGACAGGAAATGGGGCGGGCCGGGCGAGTTCATGGCGTGGCTGCCGCTGGCGGAATACATGAGGCTGGATGCGCTTGGCATGAAGTACGTTGAAAACATTGGCAGGCCGGAAACGGGGGTCATACAGAAGACGGAGTACAGCAGGGAAACGGACGGCGCATTCGTGACCGTGTCGGGGCATTTCGTGGAAGCGTTCCTGAATTTCGGCGCATACCGCAAAACCCAGGTCATCAGCGCAGCGGCCCCGGCCGCCGTAAAAAACGCAGTCATGTCATACATGGACAACTGCGTCGCGGCGGTGCCCGTGGACGGCACGGCATACAAGCCGCTAAAATCGGTTGCAGTTGATCCCGCGTCCGTGTTCCCCACGGCGGCGGACAGCTCGATCGACCCTGACATGCAGATGGGGGAGGCCATTTACAGTGTTTTGTCCGGGAGCGGGCACGGGCTGGCTGCATCAATTTCGGAATACCCTGCCCTGGACGGGACGGGGGGAGTCGGGCTTAACCTGGTGTTCCGCAAGGGGGAACAGAAAACGGAAGGGGACAGCGGCGTGTTTTTTGGCAAGGCGTACAACAACGTGGACGACATGAAGTACACGCTCGACGAATCCGCCGAATGCTGCCTTTATGAGGTCCTGCAGGAAGTCGGGGCTGAATATTACAACAGCTTTTCGGCTGCATATTTCCCGATAAAATTTATGGAAACCCAGGACGGCGAGACGAAGCATTACATCGGCTGCACATACTTTTACAAAGGCAACCAGCCATCAAAAATCGGGGAATGCTACCCCAAAAGGGTATTGAAAACGTCGCTGTCCTCGGATGAGTGCGACCTGAAAGTGGCGACGGCGGCAAACCAGCAGAAGATAAGGAACTTAATGCAGAAAAAGGCGCAGCTCGACATGCTGGACCACTACAAGGTCGAGGCAATATCCGCCAACGTGATACAGGAACGCTTTTTTTACATGCAGGATTACGACCTCGGCGACGTGTGCGCAGTGCTGATTGACGACCTTGAACAGCTGTACCATGCGAGGATAGAGGAGGTCAACGAAACGCACAAGGACAACAGGATTGACGTTGAGCTTGTGCTGGGGACGCCAAGCAGGCAGAAATGGAGGAAATGATGGCAATCATGAGCTACCCGTTTGAATCGCTCAACACGGGGACGCCGGACGAGCCCGTTTATGACAGGGCGATCACGGCGGAGATGGAACGGACGTTCAACAGGCTGCGTTACACGAACGGGGTGTTCAGCTCCGTCGGCGACGCGCTTGCGGTGACGGCGAACGGCAGCATGGGCGTGGCGGTCGGGACGGGCGGATGCCACGTTGAGGGCGCGCTCATGTACAACACCGCACCGCTGAGGCTGACGCTTGAGGCGGCCGATGCCTCGCTTGCCCGCATTGACCGGGTGGTGGCGCGGTTCAACACGTCCACAAGCGTCAGGGCGGTCATTATTGTAGCAAAAACAGGGCAGGCGGCGACCAACCCGGTGCCGCCGGATCTCGTGCGGCAGCCAAATTTTTACGAAATTGCCCTTGCCGACATATACGTGAAGAAAGGCGCCGCATCAGTCGCGGCGTCGGCAATAACCGACCAGCGGCTCAATTCCGCGCTGTGCGGCTTTGCCGTGGCAGCTGTCCCGACGCCCGTGGACACGTCAGGCCTCTGGGAGCAGTACCAGGCATCGCTTAATGAATGGCTTAGCACGGTGGCATCCGCCCTGGACGGGACGCTCGCAGGCAATTTGCAGGGCCAGGTCACGGCGCTCAAGACGCGCCTTGATGCAGAGGAAACCAGGGTGCAGCCCATCGCAAGGGGAGGCACGGGTGCAACGACCGTGGCAAAGGCGCAGGAGAACCTGGGCATCGCAATATCCGCTGAAACGGTAAAAATGTTCGCGGATGCGGGATACCCAATAACGTAAGAAAAGGAGGACACACATGGCAGGAAAAATAGACAAGGCATTGCAGCAGCTGCTTAAACAGTCAATAAAAATCATGAAGCTGTGGGAAAATGCAAGCCCGACAAGCGCATTTGCGGCGCAGAAAATCAAACTTAATTTAAGCGGGCATGATTTTATCGGGGTTGTTTTCCGGCTTAACACATCAAACAACCGGCAGGTGACAACGGCCGTTGCGCCACTCAGCTCCGGGCAGGGGGAAATCACGCTGGCGCAGGGCGGCAGCCCTTACATGGTCCAGTATTACCGCCCGTTCACGCTGACGGCATCGTCCGTGGATTTCAACCATGGTTTCTTGGGATATCCGTCGAAATCGGAAGCCCAGAATGACGCCGCGGCAATACCGTTGAAAATATACGGCGTGAAACTCATTGGGGACGCCATTAATTGAATGGGCAGGGGGCTTCCTGCATAAGGGGCGCATTCCCGGCACAAACAATTAGCATTGGTTTTAGCGGCTGCAATATTGCAGCTGTATCTCGGCAAGGGTACAGAAAATTAGGGGGTTGAATAAATGTACGCATTAAACTTGGGCGAAGGCGGGCGCATCCTGTCTGCCTGCGTGGCCTTGTCAATCGGCAATTATGATGGCATGCCGCAGGTGGGCAGCCTGCCGAAAGGGGACATATCGGATTACAAATACCTGGGCGGGGAATATGTTTATGATCCATTGCCCAAACCAGAACCGATGCCAGAACCGACGGCTGGTAATTATGTTACATACGATGAGCTGGCGGCGGCAATAAGGGAAGGGGTGGACAGCTATGGGAAGTAAGGAATACGTGATCGAAAAAATGAAAGCCATCGGCCTGCGGGCGGCAACGGAGCTGCAAAAGGAAGCGCCGGGCATGGACGGCACGCAGCTGGTGGACAGGGAGCATGACATACCCGGTTTTGACCCGGACAAGCACCAATACCTGGACTGGGAGGCAGGCCAGGCGGTAAGTGACGCCGGGCAGGTGTGGCAGCTGGTCCAGCCCTATGACAGCACCATATACAAAGACCCACCGGCACAGATGCGGGCGCAGTGGGGGCTGTGCCACACCAAAAACCCGGACAGGGCAAAGCCATATGTGCCGCCGGAAGGGACGAGCGGGCTGTACATGGAAGGCGAGTGCTGCATTGCGGCGGATGGCAGGGTGTACAGGAGCAAGGCAGACAACAACGCCTGGCCGCCGGAAGATGCCCCGGAAGGCTGGGAAGAACTACAGCAGGGCAATTAAGCCTTGTTTTTTATTATTCATGCAAAAAGAAAGGAAGAAAAAAGTGAAAAACGAAAGGACAAAAGCACTGGTCAGGTTAATCGTGATGGCAGTGCTGACTATCAACATGGGATTGACGCTGGCAGGGAAAAACCCTGTCCCGCTGGATGAAAACGTATTAACTGAATGGCTGTCCGTGGGGCTGGCGGGTTTGTCGACCCTTTGGGGATGGTGGAAGAACAGCCCTGTCACAGTGCCAGCGCAGGAAGCGCAGGAAGTATTAAAGGTGCTGAAATCGGAACTTAAAGACGACGGGGAACAGGAGGGCTAAAATGCTTACAGTAAGACAATGCCAATCAAACCTTAAACATTATTACGGGTATTACACGGGCGCGGTGGACGGGAAAAAAGGCACTAAGACCACGGCGGCAGTCAAAGCGTTCCAGAGGGGGAATGGGCTGGCTGCTGACGGGATCTATGGCGCAAAGACTGATGCCAAGCTGGTTTCCTGCGTCAAGGAATTGCAGGGCAAACTGGGCGTTGCCCAGGACGGCATCATCGGTGCTAAGACAATCGCGGCAATCAAAGCATTTCAGAAAAAGCACGGGCTTGTGCAGGACGGCATAGCAGGGGCAAAGACATTTGCCAAGCTCAACGGTACTCCTGACCCTTCCGGCGGTTGGGACGGCTCGGCGCATTTCAAGAAATCGGAAATGAAATGCAAATGCGGCGGCAAATACTGCAACGGCTACCCGGCCGGCATTGACACAAAGCTGATGGGAATCCTGGAGGGATTGCGCAGCCATTACGGGAAGCCTGTCGTCATTAAATCGGGATTGCGGTGCAGCAGGCACAACGCGGCGGCCGGCGGCGTGTCAAATTCCAAGCATAAGACAGGAAAGGCGGCTGACATCTACATCCCAGGCATTTGTGACACGGCTTCTGGGCGCCGCGGGGTGAAGGCAAAGGCGTATGCCCTTGGCGCTGCGTATTCGTACTGCAATACTTCCGGCATGGGCAAGTCAGTCCACATCAACACATAAGGGGGTACATCATGGACAGCGGGTATTTACTGCGCAAAGAGCATGAAGAATTTGCAAGGCGAATGAAAGAAGAGAACGACCGCCAGAACCACAGGCTGGCGGAACTGGAGGGGCAGGGCAGGGAGAACCACAAGCTCCTGCTCTCCATCGAGCGGCTTGCAACGAACATGGAGAACCTGCAAAGGGAAGTGCGGGACCAGGGCGACCGCCTTGAAGTGATCGAAAGCCGCGACGGCGAAACATGGCGGGATGTCAAGTGGTATGTCCTGATTGCCGTGGTCGGCGCGGTGGTCGGGTACGCCCTGCATTCGGTCGGGTTATAGGCGGCAATGAGAACGAGTTGTAAAAAAGTTGTAAAAATAGGGATGAAGTGAATAGAACCGTTGAAAACGCTGGAATTATGATAATGCGGAGGTTGGGGGTTCGAGTCCCTCATGGCGCGCCAATTTCAAGGAAAAAGCACGGTGAAAGTATTGAAATTTCAACGTGCTTTTCTTTTTTTATTCTTTCTGGGTTTTGTCATGGATTCCTTAATTTTCCCCAGACTTTTGTGTAAAAGTTGTAAAAAAGTTGTAAAATTTTTTAAATGTAGTTAGGAAGCCTGTTTATGGCGTCGATTTTTACATCCTGCTTTACGAGGGCATAGTGCTTCGCAGTGACTTCTATGGATTTATGCCCCATGAGCTTAGAGGCTACTTCAAGCGGCACACCTGCCCTGCAAAGTTCCGTGCAAAATGTCGCCCGGTATGCATGGAGCTTTTTCTCTGGTAATTGATTCCTTTTGTAAAAGCGAATGAAGGCAGTCCTGACATTGTGGTAGTCAAGAAGCTTCCCAGTATGTGTGGTAAAAATAAATTCAGTGGAGTATTTGCAATGTTCCATTTCTTTATAATGCCATTTTTTATGCGTTTGCAATGCAGAAGCTACCGCAGGATGTACGGGCAGCTTTCTGTTTGAACTGTGCTTCGGGGCGCAAATTTCACCCCTGTAGAACTGCCTGTTAATGCTTATCAGGTTATTATCGGCTATATCGGCATACTTTAAACCCAAGCATTCGGATATCCTTAGCCCTGCGTAATACATCAGGAAGATTGACAGGCGGTATCTAAAGCCGCCTGATGCAGAGAAAATTGCCGCCATTTCATCCGTGTCCCATACTATGATTTCGCTGGGTTCTTTGTTTTCCTTTTTCGGAAGTGTAACGGCGGAAAGGACATCGCTGGAATAGTCATTAAGGACAAGCCATTTATAGAATGCGGACATCCATTTATGTATTCCCGAAAGAACTGAATCGGAAACAGAAAGCCCGTTGTAGTAGCCTTGGATTGTCTTTGCTGTAATTTCTGATACAGGGAGGGACATCAGGAAGGACTTTTTTATGTGTACCCGGTATTTTTGTTCATACTGTTTTTTTGTCCCTTGGGCATAGTTTTGGACGGGAAGGGCGGTGTATGTGTATTCTTCAGCATATTCCCCGAAAGTTTTGGATTTAGCTGCCTGGATGCCTGCTTCCTTTCTGTGCTTTGCTTCTGCTTCTTCTTGCAGGTATGCCTTATATTTCTGTTCGGCGTTTCCCTTGGAAGTGCCTACAAACTGTTTCTTGATAGGCACTTTTTTCCCGTCCTTCCATTCATGACCGATGGTTCTGGTGATCCGGTAATATGCATATTCTTTCCCGTCCTTGGCTGTGACAGTGGTATTCTTTTTTGTTGCCATGCAGTCCTCCTTCCTGATTTTGGGCATAAAAATACCCGCTTGAAAAATCGCGGGCTACATGGTAAACTTAGTTTGTCAAAACAGAGAACCGCATAACCCGTGGTTCGAAAGCAGCCTTGTTGGCGCAGGGCTGTTTTTTATTTATAAAAGACCCATTTGTCTAAGATTATCTTCAATGTATTCTAAGCATTCATTGTATCCATCTGCATTCCCGTTTATATACCCTTCATCATATCCATCATCATAAGCATCATTGTAATAATCATGGGTTACATAATTGTATGTAGCAATTCCACCAATCGAGAATCCTAATAGCATGGCAATTATTATCGCAATACAAATTTTCGTGCTTTTGGGGAGCGTTTTCTTTTTTTGGGTGTTTTTCCAGAGGAATCTTCTTTGGCTTCAGGATTAGATATATCTCCTGATTTCACGCAATCCTCTTTTTCTAATGGCTTTTCTGATTCAGGATCAGCAACAGTAACTTTGGCTTGCAGTGGATGAACTGATGCGTTATTAGTGCTAGTTATATCGTTATCGGTAGCAATATTGCTAGTGTTTTGTTTTGTTGTAGAATTATGGTATTTACAAATTTGCGACTAAGTATTTCGTTTCAGTTCTAAATCATTAACGTCATGTTCGTTGTCGAAATCGTTTCTTCTGATATGTTCCAATTCATGAAAGAATGCAGTTTCTCTCATTTCATATGTGAGACGTGAATTTAAGTATACCGTGTAGTCGCAGTCTTCACATGGAACGGTAACGGCTTTTACTTTGTTGGGCATATCTACCAAATAAACAAAAACGTCATCCATTAGAATTCCTCTTTAATCTTTCCACCATATCAATAACGAACTGCATATCTTCTTTTGAAATATCGCGAGTAGCTGAAAAAAGCATTTGTTTGTTTTTATCGTCGTATATTTCTTGTGCCAACTCTGCGGTATCTGGGTCAAGATAGTAAACACTTTTATCATCCTTTCCCATAAGATAATCTATGCTGATGTTAAAAAAATCCGCAAGGGCTTCAAGAGCTTCATAACTTGGTTTTCGTTTTCCGGATTCATACATACCGATTAATCCTGTAGAAAAGCCAAGTTTTTCAGCAAGCTCGGCTTGAGATAGCCCTTTTTTAGTCCTTAATTCTTTCAAAACATTTTTAAATTCCATGTCATTACTCCCCTAAGCTGTTGATATTTGAATGATATCACTTATCGTGAACAAAAGTCAATAAAATTATCACTAAAAGTATTGACAATCACTAAAAGTGAGTATATAATGGGGTACAAGCTAAGCCAGTTAAGTCATAAACACTATAGATAGGGGGTGATGATGTTTGGATAGACAACTTATGGCAGCGAGACTAAAAAAGTTACGCGGGGATAAAACGCAATTTGAAGTTGCAGAAGCAATGCATATTGCTCAAAGTACGTATGCAATGTATGAAACAGGACAACGAGTACCGCGTGACGATGTAAAGGTCAAGATAGCAAAGTATTTTGGAAAAAGCATTAAATATATTTTTTTTGACGAAAACACTCACTTATAGTGAGAATAAACAAAAACAGCTTTTCCCGGAATGCACGTTGGATTACCTGTTTGAACAGGCGGAGTAGGAAAGGATGAGAGGGAATGGTGATGGCAGCATTGAGCATAGCTTGCAGCGTAGTAGCCGCAGCAATCACGTCAGGGGTGATGGTACGCAGGTTCTTGAAAAAGCTGGTAGACGTTGTAGTGGATGTGATAAGGAGGGAAACAAAATGAAGTATGCAGTGGAAGCAAGGATTTTTAACAGCGGAAAGATCGTGGCACGGATGAGGGAAGCAGAGGAATGGGAAAAGGACAACTGCCGGGAAACGAGGTCATGCGACATCTATGTAGACGTCTTTGATTCGGAGGAAGAAGCCAGGGCATTCCTGCGGGATTACAGGAACGCATAAGGCGGCAAAGGAGGACGAAGGATGAAAACGAAGCTGGGCAAGAAAATCGAGAGGCTGGCAGGGACGCACCCCAGAAAGCCGTGCCCGCATTGCGGGTACAGCCTCGAGCGGGCGTCAAGGTACTGCAACATGTGCGGGAAGCGCACTGACAAGGGAAAGGAGGGGAAGGGCAATGGAAAATGCTAAAACGAGGGGCTATTCCCCCGTTTCTTTTTTCTGGATTTCTAATAATTGTTCAATTTGTTTCAAGATGTATTCCTGGTATTCAGGCTTCAATTCGTTGAATGCGGCAGATGTTAATTGCTGGAATGGTTCAGCATCTTCGGATGCCCAGTAATCCAGAGAAGTCCCAAAAAATTCTGCCAATTTTCGCAGAGTGGTTAGCTTTAGACCTTCATAGCCTTTTTTATACCAACCATCAATGGTAGTGTATGGGATGTTACACGATTTAGATAACGTGCTTTTATTTAAGTGTTTTTTTTCCATTAAATAGTTTAGCTTTTCCAGAAAATCCATTATGCGGTCACCTCCAATGAGAAAATTTTATCACGGGGAAAAGTAGAATGCAAGAAAAAAATTACCCCTAAAAGTAAAAATATCCTTGACATATTACGAATAAGGGTATATATTAAAAGCATAAATTACCCATAGGGGTAGAAAGGAGAACAGGCATGTTTGAGAATTTGCGAACAGCATTATACCAAAGAGGCATTTCCATGAAACAATATGCAGAGATTTTGGGTGTTGGAGAAAAGACTGTGCAAAACAAATTGACAGGAAGAACAGACTTCTCTTATCCAGAGTTTAAAAAAACTTGCACGTTACTTTCCGAGTATAATGCTGACTATTTATTCTCTGAAAAAGAGACAGCGGAAAGCAGCGGATGCAACGTGCGGGAAGCAGGGTAAGGCAGAACTAGACGGCCTGCACAAAGGAAAGGGGGTGGGGAGGTGAAGTTGAAGCAAAAGACAGGGTATTTTTCAGGCGAAGACCTGCCGGCCAGGGAGCAAATAAGACGGAGCGCCAAGATTGAAGCGGCAATTTTTTCGGCACTGGCTACGTTGGGCGTTGCCGTGATAGCTGCACTCGCTGTACTCGGTTTCCTTTGGTTGTTTTGAAAACCACTTTCATGGACATGGTGTCGGTTTCGCAATCGGGAAAGAATGGGAAAAAAGCAACGACAAGGGCTGCATCATAAGAATCAATCCTTAAAGGGACGGACATCTGCTTGGTCATGTCAACCTCCATTGACCGGGGGAACCCATGGTACTGGCCATCAGGAAGAATGATTGATTTGCCGGGGTATTCCCCCAAAGGAACGGGCACCCCATCGACATGGGCAGATACTTCGTAAACAGTTACAGGGGAAGCGGATTTGTTGATTAAGCGGAAACGGGCTAGGGCTTGCAGGCTTGTAAGGCGTTTTTCGCCGGGAAGTCTGCCAAAGTAAATCCGAAGTTTCTCATCCAAAAGTATTTTTAGGTGAAAACGTTCGGAAGAGAGCCTGTAGAAGTTTATGGCAAGCCCCGCAATGCCTGTTATGCAGCCTATTCCAGCAATTACCAGTGTGAAAATTGTAGGGGAATCCATGATGAAACACCGCCTTTCCGCAATATTTTACCATAATATGGCGGGGGCGGGCAACAAAAGCAGACAAGAAAGACAAAGGAGTGCAACGATGGCATACGCATGGGAAATGGAAAAGGCAAGGGAATGGACGACGGAACAGATAAAAAACCGCATCTGGGGCGAGGTGTGCTGCGGGCAGCCAGTGCCGGGGTGCGTGTCGGTGGAAGCCCTCCGGCTGGAACTTGTGCGCAGGGGAGAAGAGCCGGCAGGATGCCATAACACTTGAGAAAGGCAACAGGGCATGGCAGGTGCAACGGGGGCAGCATGGAGGAAAGGGCAGTGATTCAAAAAAAGGTATTGGTGGTATGCCGGGATACAGGGGAAGAACTTTATTCCTATGAGGCAGGATCAGGGGACATGCCAGAAGACCGTTACTATAAGCCATTTGTGGATTTATATGAAGAAAGCATCCAGAAGTTGGAGCAGGAAGGGGGATGGACATGGGCGGGGCGTTGTTCACAGCCATGATGGCAGCGGTAATCGTGCTGGGCTTTGAAATAGCAGAGGAGGACGGACAATGAAAACGAAGCTGGGCAAGAAAATCGAAAGGCTGGCGGGGACGTACCCCAGGAGGCCATGCCCGCACTGCGGGTACAGGCTCGAGCGGGCGTCAAGGTACTGCAACATGTGCGGGAAGCGCACTGACAAGGGAAAGGAGGGGAAAGGCAATGGAAAAGGAAGCAGGGAAGCACGCAGGCATGGACGCCGAAATAAGGCAGGAGCGCGGGATTTACGCGGTGTACGCAGGCGGGAAACATTATGCCTCATGTGACAGCTACCGCGAAGCACAGGAAGAACTCGCGGAAATAAGGAAAGCGCCCCATGCGGGGACGGAAACCCCGGGGGCGCAGAAAATCAACCAGTTACAGTATACAGGAACGCAGGGGAAACTGCAAGGGGAAAAAAGGAGGACGCAATGGCAAGGCTTTACGAAATCATGCAGGAGATAGAGGGGTTCGGGTTTGAAATTGACGGGGAAACTGGGGAAATACTCAACGCGGATGCGCTGGACGCGCTGGAAATCGAGAGGGACGCGAAAATCGAGAACATCTGCCTGTGGATCAAGAACCTGCGGGCGGACGCAAGGGCATACAGGGATGAAAAGGCGGCCTTTGATGAAAAACGAAAGCGTGCGGAAAACAAGGCAAGGTCCCTGGAAAGATACCTCCAGAGCGCATTGAACGGGGCGAAGTTCCGGACCGGCAGGGTCTCCGTATCCTACAGGAAAAGCGAGAGCGTTGAATGTGAAAATGTCCTTGAGGTAGGCAGTGATTACCTGGTCCATGAAGCGCCGAGGCCGGACAAGAGCAAAATAAAGGCGGCCATAAAGCAGGGCATCGAAGTCAGGGGCTGCAGGCTGGTCGAGAAGCAGAACATGCAGATCAGGTAGGAACGCCGGGAAATGAACATAAAGAAGATAAAGGAAACGGAGGGATGAACATGGGAATTCCGGTAATGATTATAGGGAAATCCGGGGCCGGGAAATCTACGAGCCTTAGAAATTTCGGGGAAGACGAGCTGTACCTGATAAAGGTCCTTGGAAAGCCGCTGCCGTTCAGGAAGCAGTTTAAAAGCACATTCCAGACAGATGATTACCAGGCTGTCCTGAAAGCAATAACAAAAACCCCAAAGCAGGCCATCGTAATTGATGATGCAGGATACCTCATAACGAACCACTTCATGAACAACCATTCCTCGACTGGCGGCGGGAACGGGGTGTTTACACTATACAATGAGATAGGTGACAGGTTCTGGCGGCTCATAGAATACGTCATCAATAATCTTCCTGCGGAAAAAATCGTGTATTTCATGATGCATGAGGAAAAAAACGACGCAGGGGACATAAAGCCAAAAACCATAGGGAAACTGCTTGATGAAAAGGTATGTGTTGAGGGGATGTTTACGATCGTCCTGCGCTGCATGGGTGATAATGGCAGCCATATCTTCAGGACGAAAACCACCGGGGCTGATGTGACAAAGGCGCCGATTGGCATGTTTGAGGATGAGGAAATCAGCAATGACCTCAAAATGGTGGATGAAACCATAAGGGAATATTACGGATTGAAAAAGTAGGAGGAACACAAATGGAAAAGCCAAGGGATTTTGACACTGTAAGAGCATGGGGAAGCTACGAGCCGCTTCCTCCGGGCGGGTATGTATGCGAGATCATAGGCCTTGATGAAACCATGAGCGCCACGGGAAAGCATATGATTAAAATTGCCCTGGACATTGCAGAAGGCGATGAAAGGGGGCGTTTCATGGAGGCGTACAGGAAGGATACAAGGGATAACAAAAAGTGGCCAAACAGCGCCGTGGCATATCAGTTGACCGAGGATAAAGATGGAAGCACCCACGGGAGGTTCAAGCGGTTCACGGACTGCGTGATTGATTCGAACAGCGGCTTTGAAATCATCTGGGGAAACGGTTTCGGCGCATGCTTCAAGGGCAGGCTCGTGGGCGTTGTTTTCGGCAGGGAGCAGTACGAGGGCAAGGACGGGAAGCTGCGGTGGAACGTAAAGCCGCAGACATTTGAAACGGTACCGGACATCCGGGAAGGAAATTTCAAAGTACCGGAGGATAAGCCGGCAAGCCCATACAGGGCCCTTGAAGCCCCTGAAGGATTCAGCGAGATTAAAGATGATGATATCCCGTTTTAAAGGCATGACGGTATCTCACTTTAATGGGAGGTGATGAGTTGGCGGCTCCGAGAAAGAAAAAGCTGGATTATTTCCCTTTGGACAGCGACTTTTTTTCGGATAAAAAAATCAAAGTTGTGTTGGCCAGGTACGGTGCTGACGGGGTAACTTTATATCTGTATATCATTTGTGAGATATACAAAAACAGCTACTACATAAAGGTGGATGAAGATTTCTATTATATCGCATCACAGGATCTTAATATGAGTAGCGATAAGGTGAAGCAGGTTTTGAAATTCTTATTGAAACGGTCACTGTTTGACGACAAACTTTTTCAGTCGGACGCTGTCTTAACCTCTACCGGAATACAGAAACGATATCAGGACGCCGTAAGCGGAAGGGCGAAAAAGAACAGTATCGTTATTGAAAAATACTGGCTGTTAAAGCAGGAAGACACGCAGCCTTATCTTAAAGTTACCCTCTTTAATGATTATTCCGAAAAAAACAACAGTAATTCAGGGAAAAACAACAGTAATTCCGGTGAAATATCCACAAAAAAGAAAAAAGAAGAAAAGAAAAGAGAAGAGGAAAGAAGAAAAGAAGAAAAACCGGGCAGCGGCCCATCCGACGTTTTCCGGCTCTTTGAGCACTGCGGGTTTTCCATTACCGGATACACTGCGGAGGAACTGCCGGCACTTGTTGAGGAATATTCCGCGGACTGGGTGATGGAGGCGATCAGAAGATCAGCCGACAGAGGGAAGAAATCCATGGGCTATATTAAGGGGATATTAAGCAACTGGAAAATTGCAGGGGCCATGGATGGCGCAAAGCCGGAGAAGGCAGTGCGTTCGGAATGGGACGATCTATAGGAGGAACATATGGACAGGGAAGAAACAAAGGAGATTCTAAAGACGATCACAGGAATATATCCGGGATTCTACAGGGACGCTGACAGAAACGGCAAAATAGCCGCAATGGATCTTTGGACAAGCGTATTTGCAGAAGAACCCTTCGGACTCGTAGCCGCCGCCCTGAAGGCGTTCATTGTTTCCGACACCAAAGGATTTGCGCCTGTCCCGGGGCAGATCAAGGAGAAAATCAGGCTCATCATGCAGCCAGAGGAAATGACGGAACAGGAAGCGTGGCAGCTGGTATATAAAGCGATCCAGAACAGCGGCTATGCCGAGAATGCCCGGGCGGAATATGAGAAGCTGCCGGGCGTGGTCAGGAGCATCGTAACCCCGGCGCAGCTCCGGGAATGGGCGCTTTCCGATGCGGGCAGCATCCAGACGGTAGTGGCCAGCAACTTCATGAGGTCATTCAGGCAGCGCAAAAAGGAGGTTTCCGATTACATGGCGCTGCCTTCCGATGTGCGGCAGGCGATAGAGGGGTTTACGGGTGCGAAAGGACTGGAAAGCAGGAAGGCACGATGAAATTGAGCAGCGTGGCACTAAAAGCGGAAAAGGCCGGCATCTACTGCGTGGAATCAGGCTGCCGGGGCATCTTGTATTGTTATGCTGGCGGCGAGTACGCAATCATCCGCCCCAATGGATACCTGCGGCTTACGGAAAGCGAGCTAAAAGTAATGATTGATGAGCTTACGGGGATAAAGGGCGACGTTGAATTCCGGAAAAGGGCGGGAATCAGGGGGATGGGACGGTGAATTATGAATGCTGCCTGCATTGCAGGAAACGCCGCCCGGCGTGCCATGACAGCTGCCCCGAATACCTGGAAGGCAAGCAGGCGCAGCGGGACACGAAAGAAAAAATCAGCAGGGCAAAAATGGCTGACAAGCTGAAACGGGATTATATCCATGAACACTACGGAAAGGAGAAAAAACGATGAAGGAAATACTGGCCGGAATAGACAGGCTGGCAGCGGAAGAACTGGAAAGGGCAAACAAAGCCCACCCGCTGTTTGCCAGCGCACATGAGGGCTACGCGGTCATAAAGGAGGAACTGGAAGAGGCGCATGAGCAGTGGGCTGCCGCGCTGGAAAGCTGGCAGGGCGCATGGGAGGCGGTAAAGCATGACGACCTGGGCGGAGCGGCATCCCAGGCAAGGGAAACGAGGGGGCATTTCGCATGGATGGCCGGCGAGCTGGTGCAGGCAGCAGCGATGTGCGACAAATTTGCCGCAAGCAAGGGGGGATGGGAATGAGCGAAGGCTACATGGCGCTGTGCGTGTCGATACTGAAAGGCGTCCCGCCGGAAAAGGCATTCGCCCTGCTGGCCGGGAAATGCACGGAAGAAACGGCACACGGGGCGTACAGGCGCTGGGGGCGCACCGAAAAGTCCCTGATGCGGGCCATGCACGAAGAAGGGAACACGTGGGAGGACATCGGGCGGAAATTTGGCATAAGCGGGTGCCACGCAAGGGCGCTGGCAATGCACGGCGCGGGGAGGGGAGGCGAAAATGAAATTCATTGACCTCTTCTCCGGGATCGGGGGATTCCGGCTGGGGATGGAGATGGCGGGGCATGAATGCGCCGGCCACTGCGAGCTGGACAAGTTCGCGGAGAAAAGCTACAGGGCAATGCACGACGTGAAGGAGGGCGAGTGGCATGCAGCAGACATCAGGGCAGTTAGAATTTGCGATATCCCAAAAGCAGACGCATGGTGCTTCGGATTCCCGTGCCAGGACATCAGCGCCGCAGGAAAGCGGGAAGGATTTAATGGAAGACGCAGCAGCCTGTTTTTCGCAGTTACAGGACTTCTTAGGCAGGCGGACGAAGAAAGTAGACCCAGGCATTTATTCATTGAAAATGTTAAAAATCTTCTTTCTGTTAACAAGGGGTACGACTTTGCCCGCCTTCTCGTTGAAATGGACGAAATCGGGTACGATGCAGAATGGGAAGTTCTCAACTCGAAAGACTTCGGGGTGCCGCAAAACCGTGAAAGGGTGTTCATTATCGGGCATCTTAGAGGAAAATGTGCCGGAAAAGTATTTCCTCTCGGAAACGCAGCAGCAGAAAATACTTGCAGGCAGGTAGCCGGGGGAAGCCAGGGCATGCGCGTATACGGCCCCGCCGGGACAAGCGTCACGTTATCGGGAAACGGGGGCGGGCTGGGGGCAAACACGGGGCTGTACGCCACGGGCGCACGGTTCATCGACCTGGACCCGAACGGAAAAACAACGGGGGCTGCCGGGGGTTTAAAGGGGCATCCAAGAACTACGGGGGCGGTTCAGGGGCGGCGGCCATCACGGCGGGAAGGCTGGGACCGCACCAGACGGACCTGGTGCAAAGCCCGGAAGGGGCGGCAAGGACGCTGAAAGCAACGGACTATAAAAACCCGCAGAAGGCCGCTGTCCCCGTCCTCACGCCAGGCAGGGCAGAAAAACGCCAGAACGGGAGGCGGTTCAAGGAGGACGGCGAGCCGATGTTCACGCTCACGGGGCAGGACAGGCACGGGGTCATGGTCGGCGGGCTGCATGCCAATGCAGGGGAGGGCTTCCAGAGAGCGCCCCTGGAAGGGATGAGCCGGACGTTAAAAGCGAATAAGCATGATGCGGCCGTCACGGACGGGATCAGAATCCGCAAATTGACGCCAAGGGAATGCTTCCGCCTCCAGGGATTCCCTGATGAATATTTTGACCGCGCCGCCGCCGTGTGCAGCGACAGCCAGCTCTACAAGCAGGCAGGGAACAGCGTGACGGTCAATGTGGTTTATGAGATAGCAAGGAGGCTGGAATGATAGACGAAAAGAAGCTGGTTGAAGAAATAAAAATGCTGGTAAATACGGGCGAGCTTGAAGGATGCAAGCCTGCGGCGGTGCTGTGTGAAGTGTACGACCGTATAAGGGAAATGCCCAAAGCGGGGGAGTGGATACCATGCAGAGAGAACCTGCCAGAGGATGACAGATATATACTGCTGTCGTTTGAAAATTTCACAATACCGGTGGTGGGACGGTATGAAACAGATGATGAAGGCGGGGCGTTTTATGCGGGAGATGATGGCGAAACATGCACACAGCATGATTTGTTTGTGAATGCATGGATGCCGCTGCCAGAGCCGTATAAGGAGGGAAACGAGAATGGACGCAGTTAATTATTTAAGCGGGTTTTATGAAAAGCAGGGGCATTGGCCGGCCGGGGCTGGATTTGGCATATGCCGGCATGGGCCAGCCAACAGGGAAGTGCATTCAGGATACTGGATGTATGGCGGCGGGTGCATTTATGAACAGCCCGCGGATGCCCCGGACGAAAATACCAGGGCCATCATAGACCCTGCAATAGATAAATATGCGGGGATGGGGCCCCTGGAACTTGCAGAAAAGGCCCGGCATGCGGCGGGATGGGAAGGGAGGCAGGGAAAATGGACAGCAGGCAGAAAGGGAAACGGGGCGAGCGCGAGCTTGCCCGCAAGCTGAACGGGCTGGGGTTTGAGACAAGGCGCGGGCAGCAGTACTGCGGGGCAAACGGGGACGCGGATGTCATTGGCATCCCCGGCATCCACATCGAGTGCAAGCGGGTGGAGAGCCTCAACATACACAAGGCAATGGCGCAGGCAATAAATGACGCGGAGGAAGGGGAAGCGCCGGCGGTGTTCCACAGGAAGAACGGCGGGCAGTGGCTTGTCACGATGCGGCTTGCTGACTGGGCGGCACGGGAACGGTGCTACATAAGGGAATGGGAGGAATAGCAGAAGGAGGGCGCAGTGACGAAGGATCGGCTGAAAAAACTAAAGGCGCTGGTTAAGGAAGCGGAACACCTGCAGTGCCAGTACGATGACCTGGTCTGCTTTCCAAGGGAACGGGTATGGGATTCAGTGAAGGACTACAGGACGGGACGCCCCCATGTGCTGGCGGTCAGCGGGCATGGGGACCCCGTCTATGCAGGCCTGCGCCAGAAGCTGTATGAAAAAATTCGGCAGGTACGGGAGGAAATCGCATTCCTTGAAGGCTGGCTTGACAGCGTTGAAGACCCTGAAATGCGGGACATCCTGCGCCTCCTTTACGCAGGCGGGCTTACGCAGGAACAGGCGGCGGAAGAGCTGGGGTACAGCGTCATCACCATAAAGCGGAGATTGAAAATGTTTTGGGAGAAAAATGATTATTGACATACGCCTGCTGCATGGAATGCATTAAAAATGCGCATAAAACATATTAAAAATGTGTAAATAATGTGTATAATAAAAGCGTAAGGAGGAGCGGTATGAAGCAAAGGGATTTGATAAAAAAGCTTGAAAGTATCGGGTTCGAATTTGCAAGACACGGCGGCAAGCACGACACATACAAGAGGGGCAACGATGAAGAAAAGATACCGCGGCACAGGGAAGTCAATGAAAGGCTTGCAAAAGCAATGCTGAGGAAATGGGGATTATAAAAGTTCCCTTTTTCCGGTACATTCTGAGAGGAGGAGTATTAAATGAAAGTGACTTATCCGGTAATATTTACAGAGGTGGATACGAATATATTGATTGAGGTACCTGATTTGGAAGTATTAACAGAGGCAAATGAAGAAGGCGCGGAAAAGGCCTCTTTCGCTGATGCCATTATGATGGCAAGGGACGCGATAGGGATTTCGTGCATTGAGGCAGAAGATAATGGGGAATCGATCGCAAAGTCATCTTCCTTACACGATATTAACGTGAGCAAGGGAACTTTTGCAGGAGCTGGTGAAGGTATTGTTTCGCTTGTGGATGTGGATTTGGATGTGTATCGCAGAAAACTTGATAATAAAACAGTGCGAAGGAACGTAACCCTTCCTAACTGGTTAAATCAGGAGGCAGAAGAAGCGGGCGTTAATGTTTCCAAGATTTTGCAAGAAGCTTTGATGCAGCAGCTTAACGTGGTTAGGTGAATTTTGTAAAAAATGATACTGAATGATACTTTTTAGCTGTGCTATAATGGTATCAAGGAACAGAAGCGGCATGCTGCTTTTGCTTTCATATTTGACTTCTCCTGAACCATAACGATCCAAGGGACGCCCGCAGGGGCGTTTTTTGGCGGGGCAAGGAAATGGGGGGCGGGGCATCGCCGCCCCTTTTTATGTGCAAAGGACTGATTGAGGGTGGCTGTGTGGCGAATGAGGAAAATTTAATACCTTTCAGCGAACGAAGCGAGAGGGAAGCGAGAGAAATCGCAAAAAAAGGCGGCAAGGCATCGGGCAAAGCAAGGCGCAAAAAAGCAAACTTCCGCAAAACGCTGGAGCTCCTGCTCTGCGGCGCAATGGACAGCCCGGAGGTAACGCCGCTGCTTGACGCGCTTGGCGTGGAAAGCACGGCGGAGGCGGTCATGCTCATGGCGCAGGTCAAAAAAGCAGCGGAGGGAAGCACGAAGGCCGCATATTTCGTGGCGCAGTATGCCGGGCAGAGCAGCATGACGGATGCGGAAACCAGGGACAGGAAAGCAGGCACGGAATTAAAGAAGGCAAGGAAGCAGGCCATCATGGGCGAAAACGAAACGAACGAAGCGCTTGACAGGCTGGATGGAATCTTAAAAGGGCTCAGGGAAAATGCAGCTGACGGCGAAGCAGAATGAATACATCCGGAACGCTAACCGGAGATGGAACATCAAGAGCGGCGCGGTGCGTTCCGGCAAGTCATACGTCGACACCGCGTTCGTCATCCCGGACAGGATAAGGGCGCGTTCGGGCAGAGAGGGGCTTGCTGTCATACTCGGGGTGTCCAGGGACACGATAGAGCGCAACGTATTGCAGCCCATGCGGGAGGCCTACACGGACAGGCTGGTCGGCACGATCAACAGCCGCAACATTGCCAGGGTGTGCGGGGAGGACGTGTACTGCCTGGGGGCGGAAAAAGTGTCGCAGGTGGCAAAGATACAAGGATCAAGCATCAAGTACGCGTACGGCGACGAGATCGCCAAATGGAACAAGGGCGTGTTTGAGATGCTGAAGTCCCGCCTTGACAAGCCGTACAGCTGTTTTGACGGCTCGTGCAACCCGGAAGCCCCCACGCACTGGCTCAAGGGGTTCATCGAATCAGGCGCGGACATTTATTTGCAGGAGTACACGATATTTGATAACCCGCACCTGCCGGAAGGCTTCGTGCGGAACTTGTGCAAGGAATATGAGGGGACGGTATACCACGACAGGTACGTCCTGGGGCTGTGGAAACGCGCAGAAGGCGCAATTTACCGCAAGTTTGCGGATAACCCCGGGGCATTTATCCGCAAACCGGGAAAGGGTGAGATCAGGAAAATCGTTGTCGGCGTGGACTTCGGCGGCAGCCAGTCCGGCCATGCGTTCGTGGCGACGGGATTCTGCGGCCATGGAACGGCCATCACGGTTGTCCCGCTGATGTCAAGGCGCATCATGCAGCGGGATTACGGCGGGCCGATCGACAGCAGCGTCCTTGACGGGCTTGTGTGCGGGTTCGTCCAGGACGTGCAGGACAAGTACGGGATGGCCGGCGAGCTGTACTGGGACAATGCGGAAACGGTACTGGGGAACACGATAAGGAATGCGATAAGCGCCAGGTTTCCGCACGTCATCGTAAGGCCGGCAAAAAAAATGCGGATAAAGGACAGGATCAACTGCACCGTCAGGCTCATGGGAGCGGGGCGGTTTTTTATTACAGGGGACTGCGGGAGCTTGGCGGAAGCGTTGCAGGACGCTGTCTGGGACAGCAGGACGGATGAGCGCCTTGACGACGGCACAAGCGACATAGACAGCCTGGACGCTTTTGAATATACGATAGAGCGGGACATCAGGTATCTCATAAGGTGATTGGAATGCTTGGCAATGTGAAGACATTATGGAGGGGCGTGAAGGGCATGTTTTTGAAACAGGACATAAAAAGGCTTGTCGGCCCTGATGTGGAACTGACAAAAAAAATGGTAGAGGAAATGGAGCTGTGGGACAGCATGCTGCGGGGGCAGGCCCCGTGGAACGGGCAGGCGCCGTCCCTTGGCATAGGGACGGGGATATGCAGGGAATTTGCGGACATCGCCATCAATGAAATGGAGGCGAAAGTCGATAACGAACAGCTTGACGGGCTGTTCCAGAAAGCGCTGGCCGGGCTAAATGAGAACCTGCAGGAGGGCATCGCCCTGGGGTCAATGATCATCAAGCCGATGATGGGCGGAGCCGTGGAATACGTGCCGGCGAGGGATTTCATCCCAGTTAAGTTCACTGCGGGGGAGCTTACGGACTGCGTGCTGATCGAACACAGGGAAAAACCCGGGGGCAGGCATTATTTCCGGGCAGAACGGCACCAGCTTACGGCAAATGGGCTGAAAATAGAAAACAAGGCGTACTGCAGCACGGCGCCTTCACGGCTCGGGGCGCAGATTCCGCTTGCAGGCCTTGAAGAGTGGGCGGGCTACCCGGAAGAAATCGCATACCCGGGCATGGACAGGATGGACCTGGCGTATTACAGAAACCCGAACAAAAACAGGGTTGACGGCACGCCATGCGGCGTGTCGGTATATGCAGGCGACGCGGCGCGGCTGATCCGCAAGGCGGACATACAGGGCGCAAGGCTTGACTGGGAGTTCCAGTCAGGGGAGCGGGCAATACATATAGACGAGCGCGCGCTCAGGCATGACAGGGCTACGGGCAGGGCAAGCGTCCCGCAGCTTGATAGACGCCTGTACAGGGGTTTGAACCTCGACCCTGAAAATGGGGAGCTGTTCAGGGAATATTCGCCGGAAATGCGGGAGGAGGCGTTCAGCCGGGGGCTTGAAAGCTACTACAGGCAGATAGAATTTGCCGTCGGGCTGGCATATGGCGATTTGTCCAATGTGCAGAATGTTGACAGGACGGCGACGGAGATACGGGCTTCCAAGCAGAGGAAATACAACAGGGTATCCGCAATCCAGGAAAACCTCAAAACGTGCCTTGGGGGGCTTGTGGATGCGATCGCCTTTTACAATGCCATGTACACTTCGGAGTACAGCTTTTCGTGCGCCTTCCATGATTCGATCCTTGCGGACGAGGAGGCGGAGCGCAGCCAGGACAGGCAGGATGTCGCAATGGGCGTGCAGAGGCCGGAGGAATACCGGGCGAAGTGGTACGGGGAAGACTTGGGGACGGCGAAAGCCAACCTGCCGGAGCAGGCAAGCCCGGTGCTTGACACGCTCAGCATGAGGTAAACCGATGCGGGCCAGGGCGGGGTATGCGGATGCGGTCGAAAAGCAGTTTTGCAATCTCGAAGACAGGATTCTGGGCGAGATTGCAAGGGGAATCAGGAGAACTATCCAGGCAGAGCCTGCGCCAGGTGCATGGAAGGATAATCCCGCAGTACTGGAGGCAGCTTTCCCCAGGGAGATAAAAAGGCATATCGAAGAAGCATTGGAAGCGGCTCGTGAAGAAGCCTCGCGTTTATACGATGCGGCGGCGGAGCGGGAGTATGGCGGAATGAAAAGCATGCATGAGCAGATCAACGGATACTTCCAGCCGTATGAGGAAAACGAGCTGTTGAAACAGCAGGTTGCGGAAGCGAAGAGCCAGGCCGAAAAGAAACTGGGCCGGCTTGTGGAGACGCTGGGCATCGTTGGCAGCGCGGGCGGTCAGCTTGCATTTATTCCGCTCATGGCGTTTTACCGGAAAACGCTGTCTGAGGCGGCGCATGATCTCGCTTCCGGGGCGTTTGATTACAATTCCGTGATTCAAAGGACGGCCGGCATGCTTTCGAGGAGCGGAATCCGCACCATGGATTATGCCGGCGGCCATTCCAGCAGGCTTCCCGCTGCGGCGCGGCGGGAAGTCATGACGGGCGTATCGCAGCTTGCGGGGAAAATTTCCGAAATGAACGCAGAGAAGCTGGGGACGGAATATTTTGAGATAGACCGCCATGCGGGGGCAAGGCCGTCGCACCAGCAATGGCAGGGGAAGGTATGGAGCAAGGATGAGCTCGTAAGCGTCTGCGGCCTTGGGACGGCGGCGGGCCTGAAAGGCGTGAACTGTTACCACGGCTATTACCCGTTCATTCCCGGGATTTCCGAACGCATGCACACCGACCAATGGCTCGCAGCGCAGAACAGGCTGGAGGACACGCCGAGAGCATACAGAGGCAAGGACTATACAGCCTATGAAGCCCGCCAGAAACAAAGGCAGATGGAAACCTCCATGCGGGCGCAGCGGCAGAAAGTGAGAATGCTTGAAGACGGTAGAGCGGACCGGCAGGACATTATCATAGCAAAAGCCAGGTACCAGGGGCAGCTTGCGGAATACAGGCAGTTTTCGGATGCGATGAAATTAAAGCCGCACATGGAGAGGGTGTACATCGACGGGCTTGGAAACGTGGTATCTGGGAGAAGGCCGAGGATCACCCCGCTCAAGGGCGGGAAGACATCGAAAATCAGCGCAAAAACGGCGGAAAAGGCAGTTAAGGGCTTGGGCGCTAAAATTGGCGGCGAAGGCTTAATCCCAGTGCATGAAGGACCAGCATTGCTAAAGAAAATTGATTATGGCAGCAAAAAAGCTGTCCGAAATGAATTGAAAAGCTTTGAAAAAAATGCTATAACAGAAGCAGTTGAAACAGCATGCGTCATAACAACAAACGGCGAAATTTATAAATGCTTTGGTTTGGAAGACAGGGTGTTCCCCGATTATGATTTAAAAGAAAAGCTAAAAGGGGCATCTGTTTCGCACAACCACACCATTAATGAAACGGCTTTTTCGTTCAGCAAAGATGATTTGCGGTTATTTATGGAATATGGCCTTGATGTTTTGCGTGGCTGTGATGAAAAATACACCTATGAATTTAATAGACACCCTGCGGAAATTGATGAACCAATGGAAGATTGGATGAATTTTGAAAACTATAATCATGTAAATATTATCAGGTTAGCGAAAGAATATGGCATTGGATATAGGCGGTGGAAGAATGAATAACGTAAAAGCAAACAAAAAGGCTAAAGAAGTCTTTGAACAATGGATAGAAGAAAAGGAAGCCATAGAAAAAAAGGCTAAAGCCGATGGAACATGGAATAAGGCTGGTCTTGATTCCAACAACCATATATTTAAAGAAGCTGATAAAAAGGCTAAAGAAAGGCTTGATAAGATAAAATCAATGATTGATGAGCTATAAGCACCTATGCACATATTCAGGGCGCTTTTTAAATACCAAAAACACAATTAACTCAATAACCCAAGGCCAGCCAAAACGGCTGGTCTTTTGTTATACAAAAAATTGGACGGAAGATCAGTCCTAAAACAGTCGGGCCGTGGCGGCTGGTTACACGCCTAAAACAACCTAACGGCAGGAAGGGGAAACATGAAAACAGAATTTTTGAAGGAACTCGGGCTTGAAAAAGACGTGATTGACAAAATCATGGCTGAAAACGGGAAAGACGTTGGGGCGGAAAAAGCCAAAACCAAAGAAGCGGAAGCGGACAGGGACAGCTACAAAGGGCAGCTTGAAACAGCCAGGGGCGAGCTTGAAAAGTTCAAGGACGCCGACCCTGAAGAAATGCAGGCGACAATCGACCGGCTGAATGACGACCTCAAAAAGAAAGATGAGGAACACGAAGCAGAAAAGGCTGACCGCGTTTTCCGGGAAGCCGTCAGGGAAGCGATCGCGGCTTCCGGCGGCAGGAACGAGAAGGCCGTCATGGCGATGCTGGACATCGGCGCGCTGAAGGAAAGCAAGAACCAGAAGGACGACATCAAAGCCGCTTTGGACGAAGTCAGAAAGGAAAATGGCTACTTATTTAAAAGCGATGAGCCGATCAAGAACCCGACGGGCCCGACAGGCGGCGGGGCGGCAGGGGGCGGCTCTTCCGCATTGAGGGCGGCGATGGGGCTGCCCAGTGAGGAATAGGAGGAAAAAATGGCAAATTCAATAACACTTGCAAAGAATTATACTTCCCTGCTGGATGAAGTATACAAGAAAGCGGCAGCCACGTCGGTGCTGGACAGCGACCCGGCCACTGCAAGGGCGGGCGCAAACGCAAACGAGATCCTGATCCCGAAGCTGTCAATGGACGGCCTTGCCGACTACAGCAGGAACAGCGGGTACACCAAGGGCGACGTGACGCTTGCATGGGAAACGGTGAAATTCAACTATGACCGGGGCAGGATGTTCGAGGTCGACTCGCAGGACGACGAGGAGAGCATACAGCTGGCTTTCGGGCGGCTGGCGGCGGAATTCGTGAGGACAAGGGTCGCCCCGGAAGGGGATGCCTTCACGTTCGCGCAGATTGCCGGGACTGACGGGATTTCCAAAGCGGCCGCCGGGGCAACGCTTGCGGACGGCGCGGCGGTCATGGCGGCAATCAAGGCGGGGGTTGACAAAATGGACGAGGACGAAGTGCCGGATGACAGCAGGTACCTTTTCATCACGCCGACAAATTTGTCCAGCGTGAAGGCGATGGACACGACGAAATCAAGGGAGCTGCTCGACGGCTTTGCCGGGATCGTCAAAGTGCCGCAGGGAAGGTTCTATACAGCGATCGACCTGTATGACGGCAAGGACCATTCCGGCACGGCTGGCGGCAGGGATGAGAGCGCAGGGCATTATGCCAAGGCGGCAGCCGGCAAGGACATCAATTTCATGATCATCCACAAGCCCGCCATCCTTAAATACAACAGGCACGTGGCGTCGGACATCATCACGCCGGAAGCGAACCAGCATGCAGACGGGTACATGCAAAAATACAGGAAGTACGGGCTGGTTGGCGTGTACGAAAACAAGGCCGCAGGGGTGTACCTGCACCACAAGGCATAGGAGGGCGCAATGAGCAGATTTGTAGGGCTTGCGGCCAGGCCGGAGGGAAAGGCGTCTGCCTGTCTGGCTGGGGCAACGGAAAAGACAGGGAAAGCTGCCGGAACTGGCGCAGGCGGGATGCGGGAAAGGGATGCCGGGCATGGCGGAACACCGGAAGCGGGACGGCTGGCTGGCATGACCAAGGCGGACATTGCTAAAAGCCTGAAAGAAAAGGGAATTGAAACCAATGCAAAAATGAGCAAGGCGGAACTTGCAAGCCTGCTCTTGGGCGGGCAGGAAACCGCACAGGGGGCATAGCATGGACGTTTATGCGGACTATGGGTATTATGCCGGTGCATATGGCGGGACACTGCCGGAACACCTGTTTGAAAAATGGGCAGCCCGTGCGAGCGCATACATTGACCGGATCACGTTCGGGCGCATAGGGCGGCTCGGTTCTGTCCCGGAAGGGGTGAAACGCGCATGCTGCGAGATGTGCGATGCGTTCCAAAAGCGCGAAGCGGCAAAGGTGGACGGAAAGGACGTGCAGTCCGTGAATAACGCCGGGTATTCCGTGACATTTTCACAAAACGGCGGCGCAGACCCTGAACTGCATGACCTATATGAAATAGCATATCTGCACATCCCGCCCGAACTGATGTCGATGTGGGCATATGAGGGGGCTTGCAATGGGTAGAATGCTGTTCGGCGACACCGTGACCTTGTACAACCACCACGAGGGCAAATGGCACAAAACGGTGCTTGCGGGCGTGCAGTGGACGGAAAAAGCGACGAAAACCGTTGATCCCGACGGGAAGATCCACGTTGTGCCGGAAATAGGCGTGACCGTGCCGCACCGTGCCGGGTACAGGCCGCCAAAGGAGTACGCGGGCGAAGGCTTTACGTTTGGCCTTGGCAACCTCGATGTGGTCGTGCTTGGCAGCTGCCCGGAGGAAATAACGGAGCATTACACAATCACCAACCTGCGCAGGGACTACGCAGCGGCGACGATTTATGCGGCGCAGGACAACACCCTGCGCCCGCTCCTGAAGCATTGGCAGGTGATGGCAAAATGAAAATAAGGCTGAAAGGCATCGAGGCCGACATGGAAAAGATCATGAAGGCAAGGGGGCTTGAACCTGGCGGGAAGGTGCAGAAATTCATTGACAGCGAAGTGCTGAAAAGGTGCGCGCCTTACGTGCCGCGGGACAACGGGGATTTGGATAAGTCGGGCAGGATGAATACCGACATAGGCTCCGGCGAGGTGGCGTATGACACGCCCTATGCCCGCAGGTGGTATTACGAACCAGCAAGGTTCCAGGGCGCGCCCCGCAGGGGGAATTACTGGTTTGACCGCATGCTGGGCGAGGGCGGAAGGTATGCCATCCTAAAAGGGGCAATCAAGCTGTCAGGCGCAAAGATGAAGTAAGGAGGGAAAATGTCAGTAATATCAGGGCTTTTAGACTGGATTAAAAGCTGCGGCCTGATCGATGAGCCGGAACACGTTGACGTGGAACAGCTGCCGCCGGGGATGCAGTCGCTCGGCATTTACAGGCAGCCGTCAAGGTCGGTTGACGAGCTGATTGACGGGACGCAGATCATAACGGACGTGTACTGCTTGCTCTTCAAACGCCCTGCGCAGGTGAACGCCGAGAGGATATCGGGCGGAGAATACCTTGAGCAAGTTGAATGCTGGGTAGAAAGCCAGGAATATGCAGGGAATTACCCGGACATAGGCTGCCCGGTATTGGAAATCGGAGTCGCAAACACTTTTTACATGATGGAACGCACTGAAACGGAAGCGGTTTATCAGATCGCCATATCGATAAAATACGGGAAAGGAATAAAGAATGATTAAAAAACACCAGATCGGGCTGTTTTTGAACACAGCGGAAAAGGGCGCGGCGTCGCCTTCGTGGACAAGGGTGAAGAAGTCCACGGAGCTTACGATCTCCATGGACGCGGAGACGGAGGACGTGGACTACATTGCGGATGAATCGCCCACGACGGAGCTGAAACAGTACAAGCCGAGCATTGAGCAGCCGCTGAAAATGATTAAGGGAGAGCCGGATTTTGAAGCCGTGTGGCCTAAATTTTACAGCCTTGCGACAGGGCAGGACGCCAAGATGGACTACCTGGTCGTCTTCATTTTCGATAAAGTTGGAACGGGGGAGGACGCTGAATACAAGGCATGGAGCGGGGAGGCCCTCGTCACGTTCAACGAGCTCAACGCAGTTGACAGCGAGCTGAGCTTTGCGATGGCTTTCGGGGGGACGGTGCGGAAAGGGACGTGCAAACTTGCCGGAACAGCGCCGGACTATAAGCCAACGTTTACGGAAGGCACGGGAACAGGACCAGAACAGGAGTAAAAACATGGATACAATGATTTACAACGGAGCAGAATACCAGCTTGCGAAAAACACGATGAAGATCGCACGCCTTATTGACAGGGCGGAGAAGTCGGCGAGCATTGCAGATGCCTACACGAACGAACTGGAATTTGTCAAGGCGGCGCTTGGCGAGGACGTGGCAAAAGACATTTTCGGGACGCTGAACATCGAGGAAGTTGACCTGACGGAGCTCGTGCTTGTATATAATGCCGCCACGGCAGGGTATGAGGCAAGGATCGAGGCGGCAAGAAAAGACCGCGAACTGCGGCAGGTTGACACCCCGGCAATCAAGGCAATCCGGGGCGTAGCGGATGACGTCAAGGTCATCACCGCAAAGACCGCAGGCAGATGATGGACATAAAAGGCAGGAGCCTCCCGGACGCCATTGAGGCAGACGGGCAGGTTTTTTTTATTGAGACGGATTTCCGGGCATGGATGGGATACCCGGAATGCCTCATGGCAGGGGGCGGGAGCGGATATGCCGCGCTTTTTGCGGGCAGCGTGCCGCTCCCTTCCCAATCCATCATTGATGCGCTTGACGTTTTCGCGTTTCCACCGTCAGAAGTGCCAAAAAAAGAGCAGTCGGGGGAGGCTCTTGTTGATTGGGACGTTGATTCTGATTATATTTATGCGGCGTTCCTCCAGGCCTACGGGATTGACCTTCTGGTAGAAAATATGCACTGGCATAAATTCCTGGCGTTGTTTAACGCACTTCCGGAAAATACGCTCATTGCCAGCATTATTGGGTGGAGGGCATACAAGGGCGACGACAAGGAGCTTAAAAAATTGCAGCAGGCGTGGTCGCTGCCTGTGCGCCTGACGCAGGATGACCGGGAGGCGGTGGACGAGTTCAACAAATATTTTGGGTAAATTTGGGGATTAGAGATGAGTGACGGTAAACTAACATTTGACACGCGGATAGACAATACCGGCTTTAAGGCTGACCTTGCGAAACTTGGGAAAGGCACAGGGGACGTAATGAATACGGCAGGATCTGCGTTTGAAAAAACAGGCGGAAAGCTGACTAAATATATCACGAAGCCTGCCCTTGGCGCGGCCACCGCCTTGGCTGGGCTGTCCCTCGTGAAAGGGTTCAACAGGCTGAAGAACATCGACACGGCAAGGGCGCAGCTCGAAGGGCTGGGGCATACGGCAGGAGAAGTGGAAGGGATCATGGACTCGGCGATGAAGGCC